TAACTTCAGGATGATCCTTTAACCATTTAATAGCGGCTAGTGCTCCGCTACAAGTTACAGGACTCATTGATGTTGTAAAAATAAACCCTGCGGCAATTGAACGAATAGCATCTGCAACTATAGCATCACATGCTACATATCCGCCTTGTACGCCAAATGCTTTACCTAGTGTTCCATTGATAAAATCTATCTCTGATTCTAGTCCTAGATCTTCTACTTTTCCGCCACCATGCGGGCCGTACAAGCCTACAGCGTGTACTTCATCTATGTAAGTTATAGCTTTATATTTTTTAGCTAACTTGCATATTTCTTTAATATGCCCAACATCGCCATCCATTGAGTATACTGATTCAAATACAACGCATGGAGTCTTACCTTGCCCAAAACTAATTTTAAGTTTTTGTTCTAGATCATCTAAGTCATTATGTTTAAAGATAACTTTATCTGCACCACTATGACTGATACCTACAATAATTGAATTGTGATTATTAGCATCTGAGATATATTCTATATTAGGTATAATCTTTTTAAGAGCAATAAGTGTCCATTCGTTGGCCACATAAGCAGAGCTGAATAGCACAGCTCGTTCTTTTTTGTGTAAAGTAGCAAGCTCGTGTTCTAGAGCTTTGTGATAATGACTAGTACCACCAATATTGCGTGTGCCGCCTGAACCCGATCCTGTATGGTCCAGAGCTGTATGCATAGCATCTAGTACAACTTTGTTCTGACCCATACCTAAATAGTCGTTTGAACACCAATTAACAATAGTTTTAATATTGTACGGGCCGTACCAAATGGCACTTGGAAACTTGCCTGTTTCGCGCACAATGTCGTTAAAAACACGGTATTTGCCGTTGTCTTTTAGTTCTTGTATAAGTTTTTCAAAAGGTTCTTTGTTTATCATAGTAACGTATTTAACGTATAAATACACATAGGAAACAACAATGTGGCGTACTAGCGCATGTCATCGAGTACTAGTTAAGGAGAAAATATGTCATTAAACCCAATCACAGGGCATCACGAATCTAGTGCAATGCCACAACGAGTACGCGATGTACTTGGACGCTTAAAAGTATCACTACATCAAAACATTTACGAAGCTGACTTTGAATACGGTCCACAACCACTACGCTGGGAACAGTTAACAGCAGGTGCAGGTGCGATACTTCAAGTACCTAGTTCAGGCGGTGTACGTATGCGTGTTACTAACGCACAAGGCGATATTACAGTTCGTCAGTCACGTCCTTATCACAGATATCAACCAGGTAAGACCATGTTCATGGCAACGGCTGTTAACTTAGGTACAGCATTATCGGGTAACGTACAGCGTGTTGGATTCTTCGATGATTCAAACGGTGCTTTCTTTGAACAAGGACAGCCAACAGCAACCAACCCATACGGTATGTATGTTGTTGTTCGTACAGACGTAGGCGGTACACTAACAGAACATCGTGTGGGATTAGACAGTTGGAACGGAGATATAACTAATGTTCGTCAACTGGACTTTAGTCGTATTCAAATGTTCTGGATGGAATATGCATGGTATGGTGCCGGTGTAACACGTTTTGGATTTTATATCAACGGTGAACCATTCATTGCACACCAAGTAGGTTGGGGTAACTTACAATTAAACTTAGGTACACAAGCTCCGCAACAAAACCCTTGGGCACGTACAGGTAACTTGCCAGTACGCTACGAACAGCGTAACCTAGCAGGTACTACACAAACTAACGACATGTATCACTATGGTGTGTCAGTAGTTGTTGAAGGTCGTACAGATGACCAACGTGGTTTTACATATTCATATGGTTTACCAAACACTGTACAAGTTCGTTCAGTAAGCTCAAGCACTAATCGTTATCCATTGCTAACAGTGCGTGGACGTCAGTTAGGTACACAAGAATACGGCACAGTATATGCATCAACAACTGGTAATGCTATTACATCGATTGGCTCTGCAAGTACATCAGTATTTGTTGGTAGCATTACAGGTACAACATTAACAGTCTCTAGCACAACTAGCGGAACTATTGCTATTGGACAACAGTTAACTGGTACAGGCATTGCATGGGGCACATTCATCACTGCTGGTAGTGGCTCAACATGGACTGTAAGCAGTTATCAAACAGTTCCAGCAGGCACAACATTTAACGGATATGCCGTTACAATTACATTCCCAGCCGCTACATTTACCAGCGGACAGTTTAATGGACGTATGATATTTTTCCCAGGACAAGGTGGAACAGGTGCAGATAAGAACGGTATCGTTGCACGTATCCTTGCTACAAATACTAACTCATTAATCATTACTGATCCAGTAACTGGTGGAGCATTGACTAGTACGCCAACTGTAGCCTCACAAGTTACACCAACTGCAAGTGCAGGTACTACAGGTGGTTATACATTTACAGTTTCAAATGCTAGCGGTATTACTGCTGGTATGGGAGTAACTGGTACAGGTATTCCTACAGGCAGTATTGTAACAGGTGTAAGTGGTACAACTATCACAATCAACCAAGCACTAACAGCTAACAGTTCAGGTACTGCTACATTTAATACAGGTTACTGTATTGGATTGATTAACCGTGGACAACTACTGCCTAAGCGTTTAATGATTTCATCAGACACACGTTGCGTGGTTGAATTAATTTCAGGCAGTATCAGTAACCCAAGTGTAATAACTGGTGCTAACTTTGTTCCAATGGCATCGATTGGATCTAGTAACAGTTTTGCTGAACGCGATGCAATTGGTACAGTTATTACAGGCGGTGAAGTTGTGTTTGCCTTTACATTGGCAGCAGGTTCAGGCTTACAAGATATTGACTTGAGCTACTTCTTTCCCTTGTATAACAATATTAGAGGATCACAAATTGATCAACTAACACTGGCAATTAGTACAGTAAGTGGTACTACTTCAGTGGTTGGTGGACACTTAATCTGTCAAGAGGCTATGAGTTAATATGAAAATAGCAGATATTCTACGCAAAGTAGCAGACAAAATGGACGCTGAAGCAGGTGCCGACGAGCATCTAGGCGGAGAAATTGATCCTGCTAGTCATGTTCCACAAGAGCACGACAATCCAACAACTATGATTCCTCCATTACAACAAAAGCTAGAACTGCTTAAAAAGGCCGCTGGCGAAGACAATGCTTTTGATGCACAAGATGAATTGACACATGATGGAGAACATGACGAGCTAGATGATATCAAGCGTATTGCAGGACTAACTGTAATGATTGATGGCCCTCAGGGCGAGATGGGTTAATTAGATGGCTAATCATATTGGTAAGATTAGTGCCGCTCGTAGTGTAGCCTACATCAACTTCATCAACGCACAATAAATACAACATGAAAGCAAGAGAAATACTAACCGAAAGCCTAAGCAAACAAGACACTTACGCAATCCTACACGATTTTGTAAAGTTTGCCGCCCGCCATTTAGAACTTAAATCTTTACCAAAGTTTGAATTTGTATTTGATAACAAACGTTCGGTAGAACACAAGAGCTTTGGTGGATATATGCCCGGCGCAGAACATATTACTATTACTGTAAAGAATCGCCATATCAATGATGTGTGCCGTACACTAGCACACGAAATGGTACACTACTCACAAGACTTAAAAGATGAGTTAGAAGATGACGATGCAGGTGCTACTGGTAGCCCACAAGAAAATGAAGCCAATGCCAAAGCGGCTGTCATTATGCGTAACTGGGGCAAGCGACATCCAGAGTATTTTGAAAAAGAATCAATAGCATAAAGAAAAAGCACCCGAAGGTGCTAGTGAATGTTACGCTATTTTAGCAAATAATCCATTAACTGACTATCTTCTTGTTCTGATAAATACTATTATAAACATACTCTGCTTTTAGCACTCTCATTGTATGCCCGTTAAGGATATTACAATGACTACTAGGAAATTAGATACAAAAGCAATAGCGACTTTGTACGCTAATTACATAGGTAGGCGAGGCGAAATATTCTATGATTCAGACACAACTACACTGAGACTAAGTGACGGTGTTACACCCGGTGGTGTCAACATGCTTGGTGTACCAACCTATTCTACTAGATTAGTTAACACATCGACTTATGTTGCTACAGCAAGTGATTATTATATTGGTGTAAATTATGCTGGTCCTGTGTCAATAACATTGCCTACAGTTTCTGATGGAAACCAGCTAATAATCAAAGACGAAAGCGGTAATTGTGCTAATAACCCTATCACGCTTGTAGGAACAGTAGACAATAACACCAACGTACAACTTGCATTCAACAATGGCTCGCTGACTCTAATTTATAGATCGGGCTGGAGAATAATCTAATGACATATCTAATCAACAACACCTTAACTAATGCGCAGGTAAACAGTCATAATAGACTACGTATTACCGATTATCAATCTATTTGGTTCAATACATTTCAGTTTAGTAAAGAAACAGACAACTGGGATGAAGCTACAGTTACTGGCGGCAGTGCTACATGGAACGGCGCCAACAGTGGTGTGGACATGGCCACAACTACAGCCAGTGGTGCTAGTATTATTAGACAGACTATACGAGTTATTCCTTACATTCCGGGTCGCCCTGCACAGCTTAATCAGCAGATCAAGTTGGCAACCCCAATTGCCAACTTGACCCAGCGTGTTGGCTTGTTCGATGAAAATAACGGATTTTTCTTTGAACTAGTAGGCGCCAGCACACTCAATTTTGTAATTAGAACCAGCACCAGCGGCTCAATGCAAGAAACAAGGATAGCCAGATCCAGCTGGAACGGCGACAAGTTAGATGGCACAGGTGCCAGTGGTATCACTCTTGACTTAACTAAACAACAACTGATCAGTTTCGATTACGAATGGTATGGTGTCGGTGCTGTTACACTAGGGTTTATTATCAACGGTTCTATCATAAACTGTCATACTTATTATACTGCCAACATACAAACTACTGTTTGGTGTAGCACTCCTTTCCTTCCTATTAGATTAGAACTATTCAATACAGGTACAACCGCAAGTTCAAGCACAATGCGTCAAGGATCAAACAGCGTTACTTGTGACGGACCATTTAGCCCTAACTTAGGAGCGAACAATAGTTTCGCCACACCTACGCCTATTACATTATCGCTTGGTACATACCTACCTATTATCAGTGTTAGACTGCAAAGTACAGCACTCAACGGTGTTTTGAGACCTACCTATCTAACCACAGGTGCTACTACTGCCGCAGGTGCAGTCGTAGTGTGTGCATATAGAATTATTAAAAATGGTACGCTAACAGGTCCTTCTTGGACCAATAGTGTAAACACAGGTAGCTTTGCACAAACGGATAGTGCTTCTACGGCTATAAGTGGCGGAACAATTATCAAACAGGCAATCGCGCCAGGCACGGCTGAAGATATCAGTAATATTGCTTTCCAACTAGGTCGTCAAAGTCTAGGAACTGTTAGTGAAACTTATACTGTCGCTATCGCACAATTATCAACAGGTACACAATACGGTCAAGCCAGTATGCAGTGGATTGAAAGTAGATAATAAAAAAAGGACCCGAAGGTCCTTTTTGCTTTTATAGTATCAGCCTACTTAATAGCTATGCTAGCTTACTTCTTAGTTCCGCTATTGACAAAACCATAGAATTTTTCTGCCGCTTCCATGATCTTTTCCATTCCTGGAAACTCTGGCATGTCTACTTTGCTGACAACTTGTCCAGTTTTCTCATCACGAGCAACTGACATTTCCCAACCCTTGAACTTCATATGATATTCTTCTAGCACAGCATCTTTAGCCATGGCTAGAACATCTGTACGGATTTCATATCCATTCTTGTTAAATTTAACTTCTGGTAGCTTTGGAGTAAAATCAGACATTATTTTGCTCCTTTTGCGAATGGGTTTTTAACAGTTTTAACTAGAGTTTCTGCAAGTGTAAGAGTTGTGTCAACCCAACCTTGATATAACTTAGTTTGTGCTTCGATTAGATTTACTAATTCTTTTTGGATTTCTTTGTCGGTAACGAATGTGTTAACGATTGTCTTTTTACCAGCTTGAATGGTATCGATTGCTTGATTAAACATATTTTTCTCCTTGTGTGTGTATGTTTGTCTATACATTGCTGTATAGTATTATTATATATCTCTTTTTACGCAAATGCAACTAATTTAGGAATGCGTTTGCTCATATAGCCTATGACTGCTAGATTTCTATCAGCAACTTCTTCTACATAAGTATAGGCGTCAGCGTGTGGCAGTTCTATAGTAGCCAGTGTTTCACCCATTGCATTTTCCATTGTAATACCGTATTTGCTACACAAATGCTTGATACGACTGTTAGTGCTTAGACACACCATACAGCCTTTAAGTATGTTGTGTGTACGGCAGTATTGGATACAACGCTTCATTAGCCTGTTTCCCATTCCCTGTCCTTGATAGTCTTTTAGAACTGAAAAAGCCAGTTCCATCTCGCCTTCTAGGCTAACATGCCCTACAGCAACAAATTCTAATTGCTCGTTTTCTATAGCAAAAAGAATATGTTTACGAGGGTTGGTTTCAAACTTGTCACAAAGTGTGTCCAGGATGTAGTCGCTAACTGTATAGCCAAACCGTAATACCTTAGATTCTGCGTCAAGAGATTTAAGGTGCGTACGATATTTGGCATACTCGTGTGGAAGTACACGGCGAACTGTAGTAAGCATTGATTAAATCCAGTGTTGGCCTTTGAGTATAGCTTCTGCACGAGCTTGCTGAACGGCTTTAATGATTTCGTAAAAATCTCTAATAAATTTACGCATTTTTAAAGTCCCCTTGCCCAATAGAATGTGTTTCTATTAGTTTCGTATTCTTTGGTTAAACGATCTACATCTGCGGCGTTTTGTGGCTTGTTTGATACAATGTAGTACTCTAGTCCACTACCGTAAGTTTGTGGTTTACTGAATGAATTTTCTAGGTTTTTGACCCAGTTTGATATGGTTTTTAACATTTTGTGTTCCTTTTAAGTGTATGTGTAATATCAGTAAAAACGTTATCAGTGTTTCTACTGAGTATTTAGTATAATACATGTTACGGTTAGATTAATCAAGAGGTTTGATTTTATTAAAAGTTTCCGTTACAATAGTAATAAATACATCAAAGAGAGAGTCATGCGTAAAAGCACCCGAAGCATCCTACAAGAACTTAGCGATATTGGACTTAGTCGAGATACAGATCACGTCATAGAAAGCCGAGGTTCTAACATTATCGCCAGTGCCGTTAATCTATTAAACATGATTCGCGAACATTATGACGTAGAAACTGCCGCAGAGCTTGAGCGCAGGTTCATTAATAGCATAAAAAGCGCCGATTCTAGCAAGTTTAAGCGTGGTATTAAGCGCATCCAAGAAAGTAAAGAATGAGCTGGGGTTATCATTTAATCCTAGATTGCGGTGGCTGTAATGAAAACGTCAGCGATCCCAAAGTTATAAAAGAAATGCTTGAATCTCTAGTCAAGCGTATAGATATGAAAGCAGTTGGGGAACCTATTATCAAGTTTCTCAAAGAGGGTGATCCTCACCTACAAGGCTATAGTTGCCTACAACTAATTGAAACTAGTTCAATAACCATGCATCTTAATGATGCGCCCGAAAGTAGTGCTTACATAGACGTGTTTAGTTGTAAAGACTTTAAAGAATCTGATGCTATTGCAGTAGTTAAAGAGTTCTTTGCTCCTGAAGATATCAAAAGCCAATTCCTACATAGACAAGCTAAAAAGGCAGTTAAAGAAGGTACAGGCGATTGGTTTAAAGCTATGTCCGCTAAAATAGGCATTTGAGCCCTATTTTTATCCAAAATACTAAATAATTATACAAAGGCTTTTTAGGAAAGCCGTTCGCAGAGTGCGAACTGTAATGGTAAGATTAGGAGAATATTATGCCATCACTATTAGGTACATACGTAGCAGCCAATTATGGCCGCATGACATCGCTAGACACATACGGCGGTATGACATACAACAATTTCGGAACACGTAACTTAGCGTTCTTGAAAATTGTTACAACAGGTGCATTAGACTTGACAGCCGCAGGTGGTCCAGATACTGACGCTTCAAACATTTCTGGTTATGCTAACCAGATCCAAAGTTTCAACCCAGCTACATCAAGCTCAGCTGAAACAGCTACAACTATTGCTTGGGCAGATTCAAACAGCTACTTCTCAGTTGCTGTTCGTACAATCCAACAATTTGCTGAAGTTTACATGGTAGGTTTACCATACTACAACGGTTCAACAGCTTCTGGTTTCTTAGTTGCAGTATCATTAGATACAGCTAACTCAGCTGCCACAACAAGCGTAAACACTGAAGTGTTTGAAGTTGGTTATCCAGTGTTGTTAACATTTGGTGGTTTAGCCGCTCAAATCAAGAACGCATTGAACACATCTGCTCCAGCTAGCTCAGCTAACGGTGCAGACACAGTTGGTACAACAGTTTCAGCTGTTACTATCACTCAAGTGTTCCCATTTGGTACATCTTTTGTTGCACCAGGTTCTTCAGGTACAGCATCTTAATAGCAGTTTATTCCTGTTCGGTATGGGAAGCAAATCAGGACTCTTCGGAGTCCTTTTTTGTTGGCTTAAATATGTGATGGAATACAAACTCTACACACTTGTTGATATAACTCATACTAAACAGCATCGTTCAGAATCTGGCAAGGAACACCTACGTTGGAAGGAACAAAACTTTCAAACGATTCTACAAACTTTAGGCATACGTGCTAATGTTACTTTTAACATTGGACCAGACATGGTTGAAGTTAGAGGACGTTTAATAGGCTTTGACACTGATGATATCATACGTGTTTGGCGCTTTGATTTTAATACAGACCGTGACGATCTATACGAAATAAACGGCGACCCTATAGGATTCTTAATAGAAGACTTTACACTAGTACCATATATTAGCGGATTGGATGAGCGTATGGAACAACAGTATGCAGTATTCAATCCAGAAGATCCAGGTAAAAACATTGTATTCTTTAAAAAATAAAACACCTGCATTATAATTACAGTTTACTTATAAATAAGACTGTAGGCAAATTTTCTATATATAGGCACATTACCAATCATACAATAGGCACATGACTCGGAGCGAGTCCCTGACTTACAACATTGGAGAGCCTAAAAAATGGCCGTAACTAAAGAAGCGCAAGCACAACTTGCCGCACTACCTGAGCGAGTAGGCGTATTAGAAACAAAAGTAGAAAACATCAACGAAAAGTTAGGTGACCTGAAAGATGATGTTAAGGACATGCACGACTGTTTGGACAACACTCGTGAGGTAGTACTAGCACAGCTAGACAAGATGACAGGCGAATATCGTACTAATGCTGAAAAGTATTATGAGCATGCCAATCATTTAAACGAACTACAAACAGCACAGCATGACGAACTAGCTGGCAAAATTGCAGAACTACAAAAGCTCAAAAGCAAAGCAATGATGTACGGCATGGCTGTACTAGCATTTGTAGCAGGTGCAGGTTGGCTAAACATGATTAATCTTCCAACTATATTAAAGTTCTTAGGCATCTAATTCTGTTAAATACAGAATGAACGCTTTAGAATTCATCGATCCAAATCCCCATCATCATGAGCTTAATCCTATTATCTGGGATGACAGTTCTATGCGCCCAGAAGTGCGCCATCAGCTATTAAAAATAGCTCGACACTTTATTGATTACCTAGAAGTACCCAACTTAAAACTAAAAGATGTTACACTCAGCGGATCAAGTGCTGGTTATAACTATAGTGAGTTTAGCGACATAGACTTGCACCTAGTGGTTAATAGTAATGAACTGTTTACCAGCGAAAAGAATCAATATAACAGCACACACGATATATCTATTAAAGGTATTCCTGTTGAGCTATATGTACAGCCTGCTAGTCAAACACATCATTCAGCTGGTATCTATAGTGTGCTAGATAATAAATGGATCAGCGAACCTGTACACGAAGAGCCTACTGTAGATCCTAAAGATATCAAAAGTAAAGCACGTAGCTACGCAGGCAAAATTAACTCAGCTATTCGTAGTGGAGATATAGAACAATGTGAAGCAGTGCTTGATGATTTAAAACGCCTGCGCAAAGCAGGATTAGAAGCTAACGGCGAACAAAGCGTAGAAAACTTAGCATTCAAACTACTCAGAGCTAGGGGACAAATTGATAAATTGCGTAAATACATACATAAACTAACAAGTGCTGAATTAAGCCTCGGAGAACATAATGAAGATTAAAGATATATTAGGTGAAGATGGTGAAATGGCGTTAACGCCAAAACCTCTTCCAGGCGCAACTCAGCTTACAACGCCAGATGGAAATGTAGTAGCAACTGCAACAGATTCTGCCGCAGCCGCAGAGTTACAAAATCTTGCTAAAGAAAAGAAAATTACATTTGGCGGTAGCGAAGAACAAAATGAAGATCAACCTATGCCAGGACAGCCTGCTCCGGGTGCAGAAGGAGCTCGTCAGATTCCGCCACCCGATGGTACAAACACTTTATTTGTCAAACAAGATCCTGCGCCATTAATTGGCACTATGATGTCAGACGGTGACGGCCTTGGCGTTACTAAAACAGGTAGAGAAATTGATCCTGCTTATATCCAAGACCCTGCTAACTCTACAAATAGAATAGGTTACATCAAAGGTAAAGATGGACAGATGCATCTAGCACTTAACACAGGCCATCAATGGAAAGTTGGACCGCAAGCATACCAAGCAATCACAGGACATACTTTTCACGTTACTCGAGAGGATGTAGAAGAAGGTAAAAAACATAAAGACACTATCGCTCAAGGTGGTGGAGATGTTGGTGGAGATGCTACAGACAACTTTATCAACGATGTTAAAGATAAAGAATTTGAACGTAAGAATCGTGGACAGGGTACTAGTGCCCGTAGTCCAATTGGCGGCAAGCTAAAAGAAACTGATGAGCTATACAAGTGGCTTACCATTGCTGGAATAAAATGAAAGTAAGTGAATTACTAGCTAGTGTTGATCCTGCTCCTAAAGGTAGCACGTACAGTATTATAGACGGCTTTGAAATATACGCTTCTGGTGAGGAAGTTGAGATATTAAAAAAGCTGTCTAAACCTGTTAAGCTAGCAAGTCTGAGCGAACACGATCAGTTCAGGATTCAGGCCATGATCCGCAAAAGTTTGGTAACTAAAGTGGGATGGGAAAATCCTATGGTAGTTGCTAATGAAAAAATCAAACAAAACTAAAAAACCTAAAGAAAAAGTTATCAAAGAGCTAGCGCAACACTTTGAAGAAGACATCAAAAAATCGTTGCCAATTAGCATACAGCCTAACGGCAGTATAGTGTATAATAACTACTACATTAAGAAAAATGCTAATGATAACTGGGGCTTGTTTAGTCTTAGTACACACGATCAAATTAACGAATTTTACCTAAAGACTTGTGCGTTAATGGCGGCTAAAGCCTACAGTAAAGTACAATTAGAAAAATTTGCAGAAATTAAGCAAGCTGACAATCGTTATTGGTCTAGCTATTGCGATACGCAAACTTATCGCAAAAACATTAAAACTGCTAAAGATTTTGACAGGTATGTGATATTGTTAAATAAACTAGAACACACAGAATTTTTAACTGAACATTGGAAGGAAGAAATCTCCAGAATGTTTAAGTGGAGTTTTGTATAAATACTTACAATATAGCTTAGGGATACCACCATGCAAATTAGAGAATTATCAAAACCAGTCACAGCTAAACAGCTGAACGAAAGCCTTGCTAAACAGTTTGGCTACAAACTTAATCTTGAACAGTTTAGTGACGTTCAATTAGAAGATGCACGTAACAAACTACGTACAAAGTTAAGTCAGCTAGAGCTTAGTGAAAACTATGATTCTATTAATTCAAACCCTGACTATCAAAAGACAAAGATCATGCTTGACTGCATCAACACAGCCATTGCAGAACGTGAAGTACAAAATGAAGGCGCAAAACCAGACTTCCTAGATATGGACAAAGACGGCAACAAGAAAGAAACAATGAAGAAGGCTGTTAAAGATAAGGAAAAGAAAAAGAAAATGGAAAGCGTAAACCTAGCACTATTAGTTAAAAAGGCTCGCGAGCATTCAGTTCCTACAAAATGGATCGAGTCAGCTATTAGCCGTATCAAACTAGGCGAATCAGATTCAGAAGAATTAAAAGCAGAATTAACAACACGTTACGATTTATCAGAAAATCAAGCTAATTATATTGTATATCTACGCGAAGGCGAACAAACCAAAGCAGAAATCATCATGGCTACTAAAGACATGGTTGATCAAATTACTGGTTGGTATGAAGATGTTGCACAATTAAAATCAGAACATCTTTTAGAACTATTAGACTCTATAAGAGAAACACTAGGCAGTGATGTTGCTAGCAAGTATGAGCAAGCTGTTAAACCTGCACTAGATCAAATCTACGGATCAATTGAACAAGCTCGCCAAGGCATATCAGGCGGATTAGCATTAGTATCAGGCGGTGAAGCTCCAGCTACTATGGGAGCAGAACCAGCAGGCGGCATGCCAGGCGAAACTCCAGACTTAGGCGCAGAGGCTCCAATGCCAGGCGCAGAGGCTCCAATGCCAGGCGAAGAAGGTGCAGAAATGGGCGCAGAGGCTCCAGAAGCAGGCCGTGAAAAACGCGAAAGTATTGACTATAGCCGTAAACTAGGCATTCTACTAGCACAGTCAAAAAAAAAGTAATTAATGAGTTTGCAGATCCCTTAGTTGTATTACTAAGGGATTTACAATCAACAGCTAATCGTCAACATGCCGATACTGGTCAAGAAACACTTGCACCACTTACTTGGCAAGCACTCAATCACATATTAGGAAAACAAGGTAATCCAGAAATTACCTATGACGAGTTCAATTCTCGTTGGGAATCAGATCCTATTCTTAAACAACTAGTTGCTCGTTTTGACGGACAAGGCCTAGTAATCAAAACCAAAGGCATGCAAGATGAGCCTAATCAAGGTGAGCCAAAAACTAATGGTGTTGAACAAATGGCTAAAGCCGCTACAAAAAGAGCGTTTGCCTAGTTGACAAATCATTTAAGTTAGCGTACACTAGCCTAATGTCACTATTAATAGAAAGGTTTAACTACACACCTATCAACAGACAAAGTGTAGAAGGTAAACGTCTTTACGTTACTCCTGATGGTTCTAAAGTTCCATCAGTTACAACTATCCTAGACAAAACTAAACCGCAAGAAAAGATTGATGCCCTAAACAATTGGAAAAAGCGTGTTGGTGAAAAGAAAGCACAGGAGATTGTAACTGAAGCCGCAGGGCGTGGAACTCGTATGCATAAGTTCTTAGAGGACTATGTTAAAACGGGAATAGTTAATGAACCAGGGTCTAATCCATATAGTAAACAAAGCCATATTATGGCTAAACATGTTATTGAAAAAGGTCTAAGTAATGTTAACGAAATATGGGGCGTAGAAGTTCCCTTATATTTTCCCGGTCTATATGCGGGAACTACCGACGGATGTGGACTTCATCTAAATGACGAAAGTATTTTAGATTACAAACAAACTAACAAGCCTAAAAAAGAAGAGTGGATTGAAGATTACTATCTACAATTAACTGCTTATGCCCTAGCCCATAACGAAGTACACGGAACTAACATTCGCAAAGGTGTAGTCCTAATGTGCGTTAGCCCTAAAATGAACGAGCAATTAGTAGTTATAGAAGATCCTACATACCAGGAATTTATACTAAAACCTGAAGATTTTAGCTATTGGGAAGCTAAATGGTGGGATAGAGTGGAACAATACTACAAACAGAACTGATAAATATCTCATAAGAGGATATTTCCATGGCTGTTTATCAAATTTCGAGAATACAAATCCGTCGCGGGCAAGCGAATAGTGGTACAGGATTGCCACAGTTAGCATCTGGCGAAATGGCTTGGGCTATTGATACTCAGCAATTATACATTGGTAGTGGTGCTGTTAGCGAAGGATCACCAGCTGTAAGTAATGTTCGTATTATTACAGAACAGGATTTAGGTTTAGAAGGTAGTTTGCTAGGATTAGTTCAGTATGTGTACGGTTCAAGCAATGCCGCTATTACTACAGGTCCTAATGCCAACAGTCCTATTGGTCGTTCTATTAATCTTCGCCTTGACGATCAAATAACTACAGCAGACTTTGGCACAGCCGGCGATGGACAAACTGATGATACAGCCGCGCTACAACGTGCTATCAATCAATTGTTTCTAAACCCAAGTCAAACAAGCAATCAATACTCACAAAGCTATCCATTAGGAACATTGAGTGCTGTTAAGACTCGTGCAACACTAGCTATTCCTCCTGGAACTTATTACACATCTAGCACAATTTACATTCCTAGCTATGCTACTATTATTGGTGCAGGTATTGATAAAACATTCATCAACTACAATCCTACACAAGTTACCATAACAGGTTCAATTAGTTCAGGTACAGCAATTTTATCAACTACTTCTGCGGCATCAACTTACAATGGTTGGATTGTTACATGCCCTAGTTATCCAAATTTGTTTAACGCATACTCTAAAACAACTGCTACAGTTACTACAGTTAATGCAGGAACAAGTTTAACTTTGAGTTATAATTCATTACAAAATTTAACTAACGTATCTTTTGTATTGACTAATCCTGCTCCTGCTATACAGTTTGTTAATGATAGCAGTACTCCAGGTAATCCTGATCCTTCAACTGCCACATACAACAACCAAGCTCGTAAAATACAAATTGGTAATTTAACTATAAAGACAGATACCGGTCTTAATACACTAATGAGATTAAACTCTGTTCGTGACAGTAGATTTGAAAATATTAGTTTAATTGGATATGCTCCTACTTCAACATCATTCTCGGGAATTATTAATAGCAACAGCGTAGGTATTGCAATTAATTCTCCAGTGTCTGCACAAGTACAAGATAATACTTTTAAAAATATTAGAATAACAAATGTCAACTATTGTGTATATTCATATCAGGATGCTACACACAGTTGCGAAATGTTAAACAATGCTTTTGATAATTGTTATTTTGCAAATAGCCTAATGGGAATTTACTTAGGCAATGGTTACACATACAACAACAGCTCTGCTCCAAATGGTCCATTGCAAACAGAAATTACTAATAGTAAATTTTATTTTATCAATCAAGAAGGTGTATACATTGCGGCAGGCACTAATAACATAGTTCGTGACTGTAAGTATGTTAGCGTAGGTAACAATGCTAACAGTAATACTTCTGCTCAATATCCGCAAGTGTACTTTGCCACATATGGCAATGCAAGCATTGGTGACATAAGTGACAGAACAAATGACCTTACTAGTCCAAACGTAAGTAGCAATTCTACATTTGCTTTAATACCATTTGTTCCAGTAGTTAGTGGACATGGCACATATTCTCTAACTGGCACTAATACTATTGCATTGCCAGGTAACAGTGGATATAACCAAATATTTAAATTACCGTTGGCATGGCTATCAAGCCAAACTACTCCGGCCGCTACATACCTTGGAGCATAC